ACGGCGCGAGACTCGCCGAGATTGTGGCCGACCTGTACCGCGAAAGACCTGTGTTTGGGTGAAGAAAGCCAACTTTGGGACGCGCGGAACACGTTTCCGCAGGTAGATGCGCTATGTGCTATAGATGCCTAGTTTATCATAGTTGGCGTGGCAAGGTGTTGGAAGGTGTTGAGCTGCGAATTTGTCCCACCAACACCGCGCAGCACCTTGCAAGCCCGACCACTTGGGACGCGCTAGGGACGCAAAAACGCCCGCATTACGCGGCGGGCGGCGCGGCCAGCGTTCACGTGGAATTGCGCTGGCGGGTTCAAGACCCGCAAGTGTGCCACTGATGGCCGTGCGGGCTTACTGCTTGCACTATAACGCAAAAAAGCCGCCCCCACGCATGGGGACGGCCTACCGCGCTGACCGAAGCCTTGGCGCGGGCGCATAATCGGCTTGGGGTCACTTTCGCTAGACTGGCGCTCCCCATGTCACCAGCTTGCGCGTAGCCCATGCGCATGAACTACCGCAGGTTAACACCCGCGAGTGTGCGTTCGCCCCAACACGTCTGTTGTTGCGTCTAGGCATCGCGGGTTCGCCGACTTGTATTCTACATCGAAGGTGGCGATTCGGCACCTTCCCTGCACGAGACGGCGCGATATAGCCGAAAAACCGCACAGCGAACCGACCAAACGCGAGATTCGCTGCATAAGAAAAGCCCCCCACCGCCGCAGCGGTGAGGGGCTGATTCGTTCGTTCACCATTCGTTCAGTTGGACGAACCGCGCTCTTGTTTATGGGATTGCTCGATTCCCAGAAATACGGTTTCCCGATGTAGGCAGCGCTCGCATAGCACGTCCACGGTTCGCTGTCTGCCGTCAGTCCACTCCGTGTCCCAGAGCACGGTCATGCGGTGGCGGCAGTTGGGGCATTGAATGTCTACGATCACAGCTCCAACGCCCCATAACGTCCATCGTGCGCGGTGTGCGTCTTAACGTCGGTCAGCATCGCGCCCGACGCGCCAAGCGCGTAGAAGCTTCCCTTGTCCTCGACCACCATGCTTGCGAGCATCCAGCCCTCGCGGTCGAAGTAGTACCACTTGCCGTCAATCTGCTCCCAGTCGTTCTTCGTGTAGGAACCGTCAGCGTGGCGGTACCACCAGCGCCCGTCCTGCTTGACCCACTGGCCTTTCGCTGCCTTGTAGGATGGACGGATACCGCAGATAACGACCGACCACACGCGCTGCTTCTCCGCGACAATGCCGCCGCTCGTGTTGCCCTCGATGGTCACGATGCCCCAGTCATGGACGCTCTTGACGATGCCCACGTGGTCACCGCCACCATCGTCGTCCCAGTCGAAGCTGACCGCATCGCCCGCTTGCAGGTCGCGCGGGTTGATGGGCTTGGGCGCGTCGCTGTAGTCCCATGCGTACCAGGTGTGCCAGTCGAACTCCACGCCAGCCTTGCTCATGCACCAGCGGACGAAAGCCACGCACCACGGGCCGAGGTCGGGCGAGCCGAGGTCGTTGAAGTACTTCGCTCCGTTGGTGCAGCCGATTTGACTCTGCGCGATGCGGATTACGTCCTCGACGGTGCCGCTCATGCCGCGCTCGCACTCATCTGCGACGCACCGATGAGCACGCCGATGAGCACGCCAGCCGCGTTGAGCGTGGTCACAATCTGGTCAACGCAGGGAAGCCCCCACGCGGGGCCGACCACCGACACGAAAACGCCGATGGCGGGCAGGGCGATAAGCCCCAGCCACTTGAGAATCTGGTAGAGCCAGTCGGGAAGCAGGTAGTCCATGTGTTCCTCCTAAATCTCGCGGTCAGGCAACGCGTTCAGCTTCGCGCGGTACGTGTCAATCAAGCCATTGAAGCCCATGGCCGAATACTTGTCGTGCATGTCGCACCACGACGCGCGTTCCTCGGGCGTGAGCCAGCCGCGCTCCTGGTACTTCTCGTAGTTGTGGATGAGCGTTGCCCTCATGGTGGTCTGCGTCGCGCCCATGATGGTGTCCACCTTGCCGTCCATCTTCTCGCGCCACTCGTGGCTGCTCTGTATGTAGCCCTTGACGGCTGCGGTCAGCGTCCGCACGGCCCATAGAATCGCGGCGCTCACAAGTCCCGTCGCCACGGTCACCCAGTTAATGTCGGGCATCGCGCCCTCCAATCATCGAAAGCCCCGCGCCACATGGACGCGGGGCATGGTCGGGCTACTCGGCGGGCGTGGGCTGGGCGTCGTGGTGGAAGTAGCGCGGCTTCTCGATTTCGAATCCCTCGTCCGTCACGAACATGACCGTATGGACGGCCACGGGGGACTTGACCACCTCGGCGAGAACCTGATGCCACTTGACCTCCGCGTCCTCGCGGGTGTCGTAAGGCCACGCGCGGTTCTCGACGTAGCCGTTCTGCATCTCGATGATGATGTACTTGCTTGCTGCCATGATTTATCCTCCTTGTTAGGCGGTGCGAGCGATAAGCTCGGCCATTACGGTTGTCTCGGTGATGTTGGTGCCAGCGGTGATAGTCTCGCCCACGGCAATCGCGGACGTGACCTTGTACAGCTTGCCGCCCATGGTCAGGTACGTGCCGAGCGCGTGGTTCGCCGTGGCGGTCGGGCCATCGGGCGCGGCGATGCACGCCAATGCGTCCATGACCAGCTCGCCCGCGCTCTCGCCCTCGGCCACCGTCAGCACGGGTGCCGCGCTGATTTCTCCGTCAGGCACGATGATGGACTCGCTGCCGCCTGTCTGCACTCGGTAGGTCATTGGGAGCGGTGGGTCGATGGGTGTGGTGGTGGGGGTTTCCAGCGGGTAGTAAGTCGTGGTGCCGTCCGTGCGCACGGTCGGGTCGCTCTCGTCCCCGCTCTGGTAGGTGCGCACGCCCACGCGCGTTACCAGCTCGTCACTGGTCAGCTCGTCCGCCACGCTGCCAGCCGCGCGGAGGGTCTGCGTCGTCCACTCGATAGCGTCCAGCTCGCCGCCCTGCGCGTCGGTGCTTGCGATGCCAGCGATGCGAACGGGCTTGAGCGTCGGGGCGCTGTAGGGGTAGTAGGCTGCTGGAAACATCTGCTCGAACTCTGCCACGGTGGTAGGCTCGTTGCCGCTGCCAAACATCGCGGTGAGGTCGAAAAGCTGGGGATAGAAAGTTACGTTGCTGAACGTCTGCTCTGATTTCACGAAGAACTTGAAATGAGAGATTGCGCTGCTTCCAGAAGTCCAGATACCACCAGCTCCTGTGTCGATAACAAAGACCGATATACCCATGTAATAGGTTGTTGAGCTGCCACCAGCGGGACAGCCCTTCACGAGATACTTGTGGTCTTTGTACACCTGAACGCCGTCACCGATTACGAACTCGCCCTTCGCGTTGCTCGTGCCGTCGATGGTGACAGAGCCGTTGGCGTTAAACGTGCGTGTAAGTCCCGTGGTGTTTGACACGCCGTCGTTCTTGCTTAGCTGATTCCACACCACGCTCGCGCCCTGCACGCTGCGCACGGTGGCCGCGCCGTTGCCAGCGGTGACGCGCTGCGCCCACTGCGCGGTGGAGTCCGCGCCCGTGAGCGCGTCCGCGCGGCCTACGGAGAGCGCGGGGTTGTAGCCGCCCCCGCCGCCACCTCCGCCCAGCAGGTCGCGGATGTCCTCGAGCACTGGCACGACCGTCTCGTACTGGCCGCTCTGACCGCCCAGCACGTCCACAATCTCGTCAAGCACTTCCAATTCGGTAGTGTTGTCTGCCATATATTCAGTCCTCCTTACTGGATACGCATCGCGCGGAGATAGCCAGTGACAGACAACGCCGCGCCGCTGTCTTGGTAGCAATTGAGGTAAACCGTGGTCTGCGCCGTGCGCTTGGTCTGCCACGTGGTGTGGAGCGCCGTGTAGCCGCCGCTCACCGCTGGAACCTCCACGCCCGTCTGGGCGATAACGCCCGCGCTCACGCTGCCGCTGCCCGTCGCAAGGTCGGCGATGCGACGCCCTGTGGCGCTGCTTGCGAAGCTGACGTTGCCCTCAATGAGCCACGTTCCAGCTTCCAGCGTGACGGAGCAAAGCGCCGTGCCGGTTCCGCTGCTCACGCTCACGGTGCCGTTAGCCGCCGTTATCGCGCCGAGGTTCGCGTGGAGGTCGGTCAGCGCGTCGCTGTTGCCCGACGTTGCGAGCGAGAGATTGCCCAGCGTGTCCCCAAGCGTCTCGCGCAGGTTGCTGATCGTAATCTTGCTGTTGGACGGCACCAGCACATCCTCGTCAATGCGCACGACTCGCGCGGAAAGCCGAATCGCTTCCCCGTCCACCACGAACGCACTATCGACCACAACCACCTCGTCACCCTCGGCGATGGCAAGCAGCTCGCCCGTGCGGTCGAGCGCAACCACGTCCACCTCGTAGGAGACACGCGGGGTAGTCCATGCGTCTAGGTTCGCCAGCGCCCACGCCTTGAGGTCGGCGGGCGTTTCCATGTCTTGGTTCTCGACTACTTGGATGGGATACTCCCACCCGCCCGAACCGTTGGGTACGCGGATGGCGTTGGCTGTCTCGGAGTTGGTCAGGTAGATTGAACCGCTGTTCACGCTGCTAATGTCAATCTTGCGCCCATAGCCGCCGTCGTTGGACTCCTGCGCGGCTCCCAGCGGGATTACCCGTGCCGTCCATAGCGTGTCCTCGACGGTTCGTGTGATGCCGCTCACGTCGTAGCCGTAGTCGAATCGCCGCGTCGCGGTGGAGCTGCCGACGTGTTGCAGCAGATTGACCTGCCGCGCGGTGATGCCCGACGCGCCCACGGTGAGTGTCACGCTGACCTCGCCGCCCCACACCTTGATGAGCTCTTGCAGCGCTTCCCATCCGCTCATGCGGTAGAAGGACGCAGAGCCAGTGGTGCTCACGTCCACCGTGCCGACCGTCCATCGGGCGGTGCCAGCCAGCGCCGCCGTGAGCGCTTGCGTGGCCGTCGCGGGCGTGCCGCCCGTTCCAGGCATTGAGGACACGTAGGTGCCGCTCAGGTCGTGCATGAGTGACCACGGACACCAGTACGTGTGGAGCACCACGCTCGCCGTCTGGTGGACGGACTCGATGGACTCCACGACGTACTCTGCCCACGTGTCGGCCTTGTCGCGGTAGATGATGCGGTCACCTTTGGTGAGCTGCCGCGTGGTGGTCAGCGTCAGGCTGTGCTCGCCGTTCAATTCGGCCACGGTGGTCAGGCTGATTACTTCGTGCTCGTTCAGGTCGCAGACGTAGGCTCCCGCGTGGTCGGTGACGATAACGCGGGGTAATACGTTCGCCATCAGCTACCACCACCTTGGGTAGTAGACCATATTGAGCTGTCGGAATCCGCCAGCCGTTCCGAGACTGACGGTGAAGGTTACTCCTGGTTCTAGTGCGAACCAGTTGATGCCCGTGTCTAGTACGGCTACGCCGTCCACGGTGACGGTGCGCTTCTCCATGTCTATCCTGACCGTGGACGATGCGTCATGCGCCAAGTCCAGCGTGAAGTAGTGGAGTAACTTGCCGTTTTCAGTTTTTCTAAGCTCTACTATGAGCTTCCCACTCTGAGCACTGCCATACGCCCCGTAGATGTTGAATTTCGGCAAAGTCGGTGCGGTGCCACGAACCGTGAACGTGTCGCTCTCGCTCAAGTCCATTGTCGTGAATGCCTCGGCAGTTGGCTCGTAGTAGAACCTGCCGTCGTAGTATTCTTCTTCTCCTGGACGAACCTCGCCAATTTCATATGCCCGTGGGTCAGGACAGACAAACGTCACCTCGACCGTCGTTGCGTTGAGCGCCTGTGTCACCTTTGGAGCGCCAGACGGCCATGCATAGCGCATTTCGTATCTATTGGTTAGTAAGAGTGTGCCGATGTACGCATCGGAAAGGATGAGCTGCTTCGGCTCATCCACCGCCAACCAGCTAGACAGCGTGCGCAGGTCAGCCAGCCGCTGTTCCAGCGTCGCGGCGAACGTGGTGAGCTGCAACGTGATTTCCATCGGCTGCGATTTGGTGCCCGTAGGCGTGGCACCAATCACGGTTTCCACGCTCGTAGGCTCCCACGGCGTCAGCGTGCGCACGGGCGGCGAGATAGTGAATAGCTCGCTCAGGTCGTGGCGGTCGAAATACGCTTCGTAGTTGCTCATAACCTCGCCCACTCCCTTCGCCTTGCATCGTCGTTAATCGCGCGGCCAATGGCCTGAATGTCAGACTCTTTACGGACTACGAAGGTGTTGCCCGTGACCACGACGCCAGAGCTCTGCTTGCCCATGGCG